AGCCTCTTGCGAGGCATTGCATTACCTTACAGATGAGCGTGTAAGGTTAAGTTCCCGACCAAACAATAGTTGTTACACTATCGCTGATCAGAAGTAACCTCACAGTTCCAACTCCGATTAACTTCGTGGCTTGGGGTTAAGAGTACTAATGATCCATTATGTGCCATGAATTATATATATTTATATATATACCTCAGTGGTAAACAAATGGTAGTTGGTTCTTAATTCCGGTCACCCGGTTAGTTAGATGGCGGAATCGCTGCGCACGAGGGAAGTCGTACTCCCGGCGTTTGAGAAGGCTAGCACCCTACCTCAGGCGTGTTCGGGCATCTGCCACTGTGTGAATCTTTATATATTCGTCGCTACAATGACTAGAATAAGTACGATAAGGATGGTAATCCCTATAGTATTATCCTTGTATTGTAACGATTACGAAGTATACAAAGATCGCGTAACTGCCTACTTGGATACATTTCAGCATAATGTGGACCATCAAGGTCTCGAAACAACTGTACGAAGATATAAAAATCTCCGTCTAGCTATATTGAGATACCTTTCTGGTAACCCACTTTATGAACTGCAGTCTGTAGCACTAACGCCTTCAGGTTTCCCAAAGGAATTGATATTATGGCAATCTAGTCTAGATAATCCAGAAACTGTAAGAGTTCTTCTAACATTATTAAATATTGGAAGAGCCTTTAAGTTCAGGCCTATTCTAGTTACTGATACTATAACATCTCCTTCTAAAGGAATTCCTCAGAATGAGGACACTATAAAAGTGATCTGTAAGTCGTTAGGTGTCTACCCTGCCGATTTGTCCTGGTCTGACTTTCATTTCTCTACCAAGAGTGGTCCAAACGGTCCTGCTTTGGCTTCAGCATTGACTGATCTTGACGCCCTTACTCCACAACAAAAGGAAGATATTATCCTTTTGGGAGGTATGGCGCTTGAGATTGCAATGAAGAAGCCTTTTCAGCCAACCGGTTTGGGTTACTCTATGATGGAGATTTGGAGAAAGATTCATTTCAAACCTGTCTTGTATACTCGTAAGCTTAGTTACTTTAGTGACAAAGAAGGTAAAACTAGAGTAATTGCCATTCTGGATTATTGGTCGCAAACAGCTTTAAAGCCTCTTCATGATGCTTTAATGGGAATTCTTAAAAGAATTCCAACTGATTGTACTTTTAACCAGGATGACTTTACTAAAAGTTTACCAACTACCGGTCCATACTACTGTTATGATCTTTCCGCTGCGACTGACAGAATGCCAGTTGACTTTCAGGTTAGTGTTTTAACTAACCTGATTGGGAGAGATCATGCAGAAGCATGGAAACGTCTGTTAGTAGGGGAAGCTTTCGCAAACAAAGATTGTCCAGATCCTGTTTATTACAGGGCTGGTCAACCGATGGGAGCGTACTCCTCTTGGGCAGCGATGGCCCTAAGTCATCATGTGATGGTTCAGTTATCAGCAGTTAATGCTGGGGTTGTAAAACCCGGGGTATTGTTTACCTCATACTGTCTTCTCGGTGATGATTTAGTTATAGCCGATCGTGAAGTAGCTATTCAATATAAAATACTGTGCTCTAATCTAGATATGCCTATATCCGAAGAGAAGACTCTAGTATCTGAAACGATGCTTGAGTTTGCTAAACGAATAGTCATAAATGGAGTTGAGGTGACAGGATATTCTATTGGTGGTCTTTTAGAGACTTGGAAGAAATATTCTCTCTTCCATGAGTTTCTAAAGAACCAAGCTATCCACGGCTGGAACTTGCACATAAGTATGCACCCAGACTTGATCCGATCCATATTCTACTTATTTAACAAATTTCAACATGTTGAAAGAGTTATTAAGCTTTATATGGTTTACCACTATATAACGTCGTTTATTGATAAAATCAGTAACGGCGCTATACCCTCTGACTGTGCTCTAGCAGGTCAATCTTTACGATTATCCCTGTTTGAGTACTTCCAGAGAACTGTACCTTTATGGGAGTTTATTTCGACTCCTGAAATGTTAAATTTCCTCGTTGATTGTATCAAAGAGATAAAGCTACAGATAGCGGTATCGGATGTTGAGAAATTATTTGAGAACCGTGACTCCATTGTAAAATCAATGGATGATCAGGCTCTTAAACATTTCCCAAGCTTGAGTGTCCAACTTTACCAAGCTCTAAGACGTGAGACGCTACCAGTTATATCAGTTGCTAATACTCTGTTGAGATTATCTGTCGACGCCGTTAACCGTTTGGTTAGCGATGAAGATGTAGATATATTCTCATTAGGTATCAGCAAATATTATGTTGGTGAAGCTATCTTCAGCCTCAGAAGAGCTCGAAGTATTTCCCTTGCTCAGGCTAGGTTGACTAAGCAACTTTTGGATGTCTTAGAGGTAAGATACCAAGAGACTAGGCCTTTAGAGCTGTATATTGAAAAATATACAAGCTATAAGACCTTTTCTTCTGGTCGAACCTTTAAGGTATCTAAGAAGCGTTAGCTTTGCTATACTGAGTGTCGTTTGATACTCGAGCGGGCACCGAAAACGTATAATGTGAGAGTCTTGAAGCTATGCTGACTAAATGAAAAGTGCTGGGTTTACCCATACTTTTAGCTTATCATAGTAGAGAGCCAAAGACTTACATTATGCGACCTTACTTTGTAAGGGGGCTTTCGGTGACTTGGTATCCCC